TTTCCTTCACCAACTCTTTCTATTAACTCAGAAGCTTCAACATTTATTTTTAAACCAGCTCGTCGTTGTAACATCATGTCTGAATTCCAAATTTTAGCAAAATCTTTCCAGTATTGAGGTTGATTAGCAAAAGCTTGAGCTGCTCTTAAAGGGTTATTAAATGTTCCGTTAACATAATTCAATGTTGATATAGTTTGTAATACAGCTGATTTTTGGTTAAAGAACATTATAGTACCAGTAGCATTATTCATCCAGTTCATCCATCTATTAACGTTAGAATCTTTACCAACCGTTCTATTAGTACCTTTTTCCATTCTCCAAACCATATTTTCTAAAGCCTCTCTATGTTTTGGTCCTAAAATAGATTCTATTTTGTTCATATTTTCACCAACTAACCTTCCCTTTTCCCACTTGCCAAATATAACCTCTCTATTTTCTATAAATTCAGATAAAGCTTCTTTTCTATATACACGATCTACAACGTTATTCATGTCCATAGTTATATTCTCACCTAACCAAAAAGTTTCAGGTTTTAAATAACCTTCTTTTAAACCTGTTATTTTACTTAAATTTTCAGCGAATGCAACTAGTTGAGAATCTTTACCAACGTAATCTACTAATGTTTTTAAATCCCTTTTAGATAGTCCAGGTACTTCATATCCAGCTTTATTCCATAAATACACTCTAATAGCTTGATCAACAGTGTAAATTCCATCAACCTTTTCATTTAACCTCTTTCTAACTTCAGGCATTTGTTTTCTTAATGTTTTATAATCATTAGAAATGTTTTGCTTTCTAGCGTGAATATCGTTATAAGCTCTATTAAATGGCTTGTGAAGATTATCCTCAAAGAATTTTTTATGTGCTTCTCCTTTTTTACCTTTACCAGCAAAAGCGTAAGTTACTAAACCAGCAAGATCTTCAGCTCCCCAACCTTTTACAAAAGGAACGTTCCATACTTTTCCACCTTCTATTTTACCTTTAGCCTCACTGTAAGTTTTCTTTGTTTCAACACCGTAAGATTCTTCAATTATCTTATTGAATTCTAAACTTAAATTTTTACTATTAAGAGATCTAACTATTTGTACGTCAGATTTAATGTCTAACTGATTTAAAACATCTTTAACTGCCTTTACATTTGGTAAAGCATCGTCAACAAAATACATGTCATTGTATCCTTCTGCAAACTTTTCTAACATCCATAACGCCTTAGCCTCTCCAGTGCTATTACCTAAACCAGTTATATTTTCTAATGGTAATTTTACATCTTGTGTTTTTAACCACTCGTGAATTGCTTTAGCACTCTCTGGTGCTCTAGCTGTTAATATAAAAACATTTTCAGGACCAAACTTTTCTATTTGTTTTTTAAGCTTTTCCATTAACGGTCCTGGTTTACCTTTTGTAACTCTATTAAAATCAGTGAAATCCATCTTCCAACCTTCTTTAACCATTTTATCACCAACAAAAGGCCATTTATCTGAAGCTATCTTTTTTACTTCTTTACCTCTTCTAGCTATAACATAATTTTCACTAACACCAACAGTTTCATCGAAATCAAAAGTACTCATACCTCTCTTTTTCTTTTTTGATTTTCTACCTTCAGCCAAAGCTTTGTCTATGTTAGATAAGTGCTCTAGATTTTTTGAATTAAGTGATGAAGCACCTTTACGAAATCTTTCTGGAAATAGCTTTTTTATATTTTTTCCAACTTCTTTTCCTAATTGTTGCTTTTGTTTCATGGATAAGTTAGGGTGAAGATCATAAACCGTACCAGCCCTATGTCCAGCAAAAGCCCTTAATCCAAAATTAAAATTAGACGAATGAGCAGCTTCGTAATAACGGGATTGAAGTGGATCCATTCCTGGTAAATGAGCTGATGGTAATTCTGATTGCAAAATTTTATTTACCATTTTATCGTATGTTCTCGGTATAAAGGTAGTATGATAATCTCTAAGAGTTAAATCCATAGCTTCTTTTATAGATTTTTCTCCACCAGAAAGTATATAATCATAAATTCTAGCTTTAACATTGTTAGCCGGTGTTGTATGTTCTAATACCCATTTAGCTGGATTGTTACCAAATTTACTCATTAATTCTTTTACAGTGAGATTTGGTGCTACCGCTAAAGAGGCTGATTTCTTAATAAGTCCAAACATATTTCCAGAATGCATTTCAACCCATTGTCTAACTGTTCTATAACTAATATCACCTTTTTCATAAGACTCTCTAACAAATTCTACAACATCTTTTAATAGGTCTTTATTTTTCTCTCCAAATTCATATTCAACCTTAGCCTTAGCCTCATTAAATTTTCCACCTTTAACAAAGTTAACTATTTCCATTAACTTTCTTTTATCACTTTGCCTATAAGATTCAGACGAAGTCATGTCTTTATATTTTTCTAATTTCTCAACTGTAGTATTTTTTTCTCTAGCAATTTCAGCATATACAGATTCTATCATATCATAAGAATCCATCTCAGATCTTTTATCTTTATTTATATTCCTTGATCTCCAAATAGCATATCTTATCTTATGCATTATACCAGCATCCATATCTTTTATGCTTCTAAAAGCACCTATCCCTCCACCGCTAGACGTTCCATCTTGTAAAAATACTTCGTAAGCCCCAACTCCAAATTTTTCAGTTAAATATTTAGCTAAAGCTCTATCAAATACTTGTCCGTCAACTATGTCACCTCTATTATCAAAAACTTCTTGTAATTCTAAAATCTTCAATCCATGCTTACCCTCAACACCAGCTGTAGAGCTAGGAAGTTTTACGGCTTTTTCAGCTTTAGTAATAATAACCTCAGGCGTAACTCTAGCAGTAAATTTAAACTCTTTATAAAGTTGATTACTTATTTTCTTTAAATTTTCTTTACTAATAGTAAACTCTTTATCTATATTTTTATATGATTCAAAATGGTTTACAATAGTTTTTTCTAATGCTTGTTTAAGATTATTTACACCCTTAACAGATTTAATAGTATAAGTACCGTCTTTTTCACGGGTCATATTATTTAAATAAGCCTTAAGAAACTCTTTAGATCTAATTTGCTCTAAAAACTTTCCTTTATTATAAGCTGTTTCAAGTTCTAAAACTTTAGAGAAAAATGAATTAGACTTACCACCCTTAAGATTAACTATCATATTAGCCGTTAAATCCATTGATTCAGTCATTGTTTGCTCTGAAATATGTCTTCCTTCTTCACTTATTATACGTCTTATTTTACCGCCTAAAGATCTATCTTCTTTTAAAGTTTTGTAAGATCCATCTTTTTTCTTTCCAACAAACTCTTTAACGTTTTCACCTGTTAATTTTTCACCTTTAGCTTTTCCTTTTATATATATTCTACCACCAGGTCCCGTTGCTGCTCTCCAATATCCTTCCGCATGTGGTTTTGGATTAACCTCAAATCCTAATTGTTTAAGTTCTGCTCTAGTATAATTTTTTGGAGTTGCTAAATGGTATAATTCTCCCAATGTACCTAATCTAGGGAAAGCGGATCTACCTACTAATAAATCACTAACACCTTTATCAAACTTAACTGTTCCTTGTGGAAGACCATCTGCTATTCTATCGGCGTTTTTAACTTTTCTAGTTGCAGGAACACCTTTTTCGTCAAGTTTTTGTCTCATTTCAACTTGACCTTTCTTATTAATGCTTTCTTCCATGATGTTACGGTAAAAGCTTCCATCTATAAATTCTTGTGCTGACTTTCTATTTTTTTCTCCAGCTATATCATTAGGTCTCTTCCTTTGAGCATCGTTAAGTTTTACACCATACATTTCTTCTGTAAATTTAGGTGCATAATCTACTATATCCCTATAACCCATTTTTTCAATAACCTCAATTTTAGGGGTGTTTTTCAATATAGTTTCTTTCCAACCTCCTTTTTCTTCAAAAACTTTTTTATCTACAGGTATTTCGTTTTTAACTTTTCTTTGTCCTTCTACTTCAAAAACCTCTTTAAATTCACCTCTTTTATTCTTTACCCATTCTTTTGTTAAATCTTCAGTTTCAAAAGTTTCTGTTCTAAAGTCTTTATCTGCTATTAATCTATCACCAATAGTTTTTCCTTTACCTGCTGGAGCATCTATAGGTTTTGCTATTGGATTTTTCTCGTACCACTTAAATATTTCACCTCTTCTGAATTGGTATTCAGAATTAACCCATCCTGATAAACTTTCGTTTTGTTCTAGTGTACCCCATTTTCCTTCGTTAAATCTTTCTATTATACCTTTAATGCCTTTGCTAACAAAAGTTGTTACATCTTCTCCAGTTACTTTATCTTTTCTTCCCTTACCCTCAACACCAAGCGAAACATCTTCTATCCAAGTCTCTCTTGATCTACCTTCTATAGGAAAAGAAACACCTCTTGTAATTAATTTTACAAAAGCTCCATCTTCTTTATATAGTTCTTCTAATGCTTTGTCTTTTCCACCACCTCTAGCGTTCCACTGTTTCTCGGTCATGAGTTTACCGTCTTTTCTAGCAAAATCATTTATAACTTTACCTTCTTTAGTTTCTCCTTTTACAACATCTGGTGGTATATTCTTAAGATTCTTTCTCATAATAGCGAGATCATCTTGAATCTTTTTAGTTTTTTCTTTATATTCTTCTATTGTAATTTCTTTATCTTTATATTGCTGTAAAGCTGGATGTAATTTTAATTCTTTTTCTTTATCAACAATTTTCTTTTTTAAATCTAATACTCTACTCGCTTGCGTACCGTCTGTTGACTTACCGTTTAAAGCTTCCCATTGTTCTCTTAATTGTCGCTGCTTTTTAGTTTGTCCTCTTGAAACAAATTGCTCTAAATGTTTCATTAATGGTTCTACAGATTTACCTTGTTTTATAGTTTCTGTATATTTTAAAAACCATAAAGCAACTTCTTTCTGTGTGTTAAACTCACCTTCAAGTCCAAATTTAATTCTTGATGAGTTACCTAAGAAGTCAGCAAGTTTATCAAAGCCATATGATTCTACAATAGCATCATAATTACCTTTATTAGTTAAAAATTCTGATATATACCCAAATAATTCTTGTTCTTTCACACGAGCTGCATCCCACGTGCCTTTCCAAACACCAGCTTCTTCCATAGCTTGATAAAGTGATCTACCATCTGGGGTTTTTATAGTTTTTGCAACCTCTACCATTCCGTTAACCCATTCAGATTTAAACATAATATCTTTACCAAACTTTTCGTAATGAAGTATATGTAATAATTCATGTGGCGCTAATCCTGGATTTAGTAACTTAGGATTATATGTGAGTTCATAAATAGTATTCTTAGTATTATTTATTTTAGGAGTTCCATCTGAGTTTAAGTCGTATTTAAACTTTTCACCAGGTTCCACAGGATTAACATCTGCTCTTTCTTTTTGGTTTTCGTCATATCTAACCCTAGTTCTATTCAACTGGTCATTAGTTAGTGTGTTTCTAAAATCATTATGAAACTTTAAAGCCCCTGCGATAGGGTCTAAATATTGTCTCGTATCTCTAATATTATGTAAACGCATGTCAACTAACTCTATTAAATCGTCTAGTTTTTCTACGTTTTCTATTGTTTTGTCCTTTTTTAATACAATTTCACCAAGTTCATTTCTATCATATTCATATCTTCTTCTAATATTAACTTCTTCTACTGGATCTTTCTTTACAACTTTACCTTTTGGCGTGTCTATAATATCTTCGGTAGTTGGATCTTTTTCTCTAGTTATTTTTTCTTCAACCCACTTACCTTCATACAACTCTGCTTTCTCATCTCTTTTATTATCTTTAAATTTCTGAAGTCTACCTTCTGACATAAAATCAAACTTAGTAAAATGACCCATTCTCATAGCAAAACCAGTAATTAACTCAGTAATAATATGTTTTGTTACTTCATCAGAATCTCCATAATGTTCTTCTAAAAAATTATTCCAAGTTTTATTACCCATAAAGTCTTCGGCTAAAGCGTTTGCAAAGCCACCCATAGTAGAACCAGCTAAGAAATTAACAGGGGTTGCCACTGTATAATCATATATTCCCTTTCCTAATCCCGCTTTTGATCCACCAAGTTTTGTAAATGCTTTTGTCCAAGGTATAATACCATTAAAAAAACCAAACCCAACCCCTGTTGCAAAAGTTCCAAACCCTTCTTCTTCATAAGGATCTCTTCCTAATCCCATTTGAGAAGTAAGACCACCGCCACCCATAGCTAAGTGCATCTTAATACCTTCTTGAAGCATTCCTAATATATGTGCTTTACCTCTATTTACTATGCTAGCAGATTTAATAGATCCTCCTACGTCATCTAAATATTTAGCTATTGCCGCGGGTGAGTTGTGTTTTAATCCTTTGTATGTAAAAATTACTTCTTCCCAAGCTTTATCTTTTTTTACTGTTTTTGTTTTTGATACATTTTTTATTTTATTTACAAGCTTACTTTTAGTCATTGGTTTAAAACCTGGAACAGCATAACGCGATCTAGTTAAGTACGTTCTTAAAGTATTAAAATATTTAGTAACTTTCATCACTGATAAAGCTTTGTTGGCAATTGCAAAATCAAGCACTACTTTAGGTAAGCTACCTACTGCATCACCCGACATTTCCCATCCAGTTTGACTCACATGTGCTAATTCTTTATTAGTAAGTGATATATTATTATCTCTATAAACGTCCGCTACGGTTTGTCTATATTCAAAATCTTTAATACCATGTTGAAAATCATAATGTTTACCATCAAAGCTTCTATTTAACTCTGCCCAAGCAGACGTTACAAAGTTTGATTTTTTAGTTGTTATAACAGATTCATTTTGTCCATAAATTTGATCATAAGCCCTTTCTTGACTTTTTAGATTTATACCGTATTCCATTCGGGAGTTGTGATTTATATCACCCTCTCCACCTTTAGAAGACCCAAGGTATTGAAATATATATGGGTTAGCTCTAGCCTCTGCGTCAGTAGCCATTACATAATGTCTAAGTTCATAACCAGTGTGTGTAGACGCTTTTACTTTTTTTGTATAATACTTATATGGAAAACCTTTAGTTCCTTGAGCTCTCATTATACCTTCAGTAGCAATAATTCTAAACTCACGTTTTTCACCTTCCCATTCATCCATAAATTGATCATGTGCTAAGTGAGTTTCAACCCATCCAGCTTTTAATTCATCTCTAGTAAGTGTTGATTCTTCTAACTGTTTTACTTTTCTTTTAGTTTCTTCTTCTAAACTAATTTGTTCAGCGTTTTCTAAACCTTCACCTGGAGAGAAATCTACTACTTTCTCGTTCTCTATAGTTAGAGTTCTTTGCATAGTAGTAGGATCTATAACGTATTTTGTTTCGTCTAAATCTTGATTTTTTAACTCTCTAACTTCGTTTAATTTTTTATATAATTCTTCAATTTTATCATCATCCCCCGCCACAACAGCTTCATCTAATTGTTTACCTAGTTCAGCTATTGTAAGTTTATAGCCACTAAGCGAAGACACATATTGATTATACACGTAATCACCTAGTGTTTTTCCATCTGTTACTATTCCAGATTCCATTAATTGATTAGCTTCAGTTTTAGCGTATGTGTGTTTGTTTATCTTAAAAGCTTCATCTACTAAGTCGGACACCCTATTCTCTATAAGTCTATCCTGTTGATCTGAAGTTAAGTCTTTAAACGTTCTATTGTCCTTAAAAAACCCACCAAGATTTAATTCTTTTCTTAACGCCTTTTTAACTTTCTTTATATCATTTTGACTAGTTAATGTGTTTATTAAATTTGGTCCTTTAGCTTCTTTTTTATGTATTTCGTATTTTTCTTTTTCCTTAGAAGACAAATTATTATATTCTTTTTCACTTATAATTTTTTTTCCTAATTCTTTGCCACTAGGAGTTGTTATTTGACCTTTTTTAGATATATATTCTATTTTTTTATCTGAAGCTAAATCATCAAGAAGTTCTCTTCCTGTTTTAATATTTTCTAAACTACTAGGATCTCCAAGAAGATATTTATCTAAAATAGGATTTATTACTTCATTAATTTTATTAAGTTCTTTGTTATAAGCTTCTGTATGTGTGTAATTTCTAGGGTTAGATTCTATAAATCTAATGATTCTAGCAGCTGTTTCATTCCGACCATCCTCGTCCCCGTCGTAGTTAGCATAAAAAAGTTGTTTACTATCATTAGGTAACTTAACCTCTATAGCTTGATTAAACATTTCTCTTGCTGTAAACTCGTAACCCTCTCCTAAGTCTAAATTAGTTAAAATTTCAGCAACATTATCATCACCTTCATGCCAAGGTCTATTAGTAAAAGCTTTATGTATATCTGTCTTTGTTGTTTCGCCAAGAGATTTACCGTCAAGACGTTGGTTTGTACGGTCTTCTATATACTCAACTAAATTTACATAATCATTTTTAAATTTTGCGTATTCACTACCACCACCAATTCCAAGAAAACCCGCTTGTTGACCTCCACCTGCTCCAACCCCTTCTAAATCGAAATATCTTCCACTATCATTTCCAGGTAATATAACTTCTATTCTATTACCCATTCCTCTTTCTTTAAATTTTATTCCAGATAAATTACCATTTTTATCGTACTTATATTGATTTTCAAGTAATTTTCGCATGTTTTCTTCTCTAGAAAACCAACTATCGTCTGCTACGTCTAGATATTGCGCCTCTGTAATATGATTATATTTATTTTCAACTAATCTAGGTTTATCCCAAGATATATCTTCTTTAAATTTCTTTTTAAAATCCTCAAGTTTATCCTTGTGAACAGTATACTGTTGGTCACCAACCCAAAGCTTTTCATGATCAGGCATATCAACCACCTCAGTATCATCTACTATTGATTCATCTGGAGTTATAGATGTATCGTCTGTAATGAGAACAGCATCTGGATGATCTGATAAGAACTCTTCCCTACGCTTCTCACTTACAGTGTATGTTTGCCCGTTTGGTAACTTATATTTATACATTGTCTAAATATTTAATATTAAATTTCATTTTTAGGAATAATCCAAATTTGAACCATCTATCTTACTAATCTTTTGTTTGTCCTGCCAATCCATTTTTCCATATTCCTTTATTAGCCAGTTAATTAATCTAGTTTCATCTTCTTTACGACCTATCCACTTTTGGCCAATAAAATCTTTACCACCTTTTTCGTAAGCTCTATCAGTCATAAATGTGTACCAAACACCCGGATTGTTAGTTAAGTGTACTTTAATCTTATCCGTACGACCAAACCAATCTTCATCATGTACAGCGAAAGTAAATCCTAGATCACCATATCTTTCATTTAATTCCTTCACAACAAAATCTTCATCGTCAGAATCGAGTAAGTATTCTTTCACGTTATGCCTAGCTGCGGTTGAATATCTATCTGTTGGTTTTCTAATAGACTCAAAATTATCAAACAAAGTTTTAGTATTTGGATTTTTTTCTTTATATATCTGAGCATTAGTTTTGGTAGTATATTCTACTCCCGGTTTAATATCAACGTTTTTATAAGCTGTATTTATATTTTTTATTAAAGCATTATACATTTCTCTCTCAACGTTTGTATCAGCATCTGCATTTATTTGAGACTCAAACCATTTTTTCTTTTTAGAATCGTAAAAATATAATACACCGTCTTTTATTTTATAATCAGTATCCATTGCTTTTTTATAACCAGATAACGTTGTTAAGTCTTTAGAACTTAAACCTATTTCTCCAGTTTTAAGTTTAAGATTATGTTTTGGTGTTTTATTTCCGTAAGAAGTTGTATATTTATTTTCATCATTTAAACTATAAATAGAACTAGAGTTTGTTAGATTTAATTTACTTTTATCTTTACTATCTCTATCTTTTGGTGTTTTAGGTGGTTTATATGCTGATCCTATATCCCTCATTTCTTGTAAGTAAAAATCTTTAAAATGTTGTGATAAAGTTGATTGCTTACCGTTTAAAGTGTACATTCCAAGCATACCATCTCCCTTTTTTAAGTTTAGCATTTCATTCATTCTTTGTTCATCGGTCATTCCATTCCAAATATCTTTACCAAATTTCTCTGATAATATATCGTTTAAAAAAGTATTAACGTCTAATGCCTCCTCATCTTTACCAACTCTATTTATTCCATCAAAAAGTAAAGAAGCTTGCCCATCAATGTCTAATGCATCAAAAGAATCCTCAACCGCAACCATAGTCATGTTAAATAAATTTCTTTGATTTACATCTCCATTAGGATCAGCTCCAGCTGCTCTTGCTGTAACAACTTTATCTATTATATTTAAATGTCCTCTAAAAGCAACTCCATCTTTCATTCTAGGTCCATCTCCAATAGTAGATAAATCTATATCATTATATGTATCAACAGGTTTAGAAGCATATTCATCTGTTTTTAAATAACTTTCTGTAGATTCTTTAACCAACTTATCTCTATCTTCTAAATAACGTCTTTCAGCATCTTGAGAATTAGGTCCAAAAATACCGTCAGCAGCATCACTTCCATCTGCGTTCTTTTTATCTAAATAACCTAAATTAATTAAAAACCTCTGTTTACTTTTGATTACAGCACTTTTACTATCTTCTTCCTTTGAAACTCTTCTCCACATCTTATACTCTCCTTGTTCACTTGGAGATAAAGCATCATATTCTGCTTGAGTTATAATATTGTTAGGATCATAACCATCCGCAGATGACCAAACAGTTCCCCCCTCGTGTTTACCTCCAGCTTGCCAAACAAATCCTCTTTCAACCTGTTCATCTTTAATTTCGCCTTCTCCAGCTAAATGTAATTCACTTAAATTTTCGTATCTACCACTACCGTCACCTTCAAAGTGTTCACTTAAATCTTGTATTACGTTAGTTGTTTTACCTAACTCAGTAGAAGACATCATGTCGACTATAGCATTATCTCCTAATGCTGCTTCTGGATCAATCCACATTAATTTACCATCGACTATTCTTATATTTTCCCCATTGCTATTATAAATATCCATCCACATTCTTCTCTCGTTCTCAGGTATAGACGCACTCCAATCTTTTTCATTATTATTACCTAACTTTATCTCACTACCATCCTCGTTTGTACCTATATCATTTCTTATAGCTAGTAACTTTTGATTGATTTTATCAAACTCTAAAATAAGATCTTGATCTTTTTCTACCTTTTTTCTAAGTTCATCATATCTAGGGTCATTAATATTTAAACGGGATAATTCTCTTAAATCAGCTTTTATAGACGTGCTAATGTTTTTAATTTCATCAACAACTGGCATGGCGGTTTTATTTGGACCTTGTTCTCCAAATATTTTAGAATCATCAAACTCTGGCATTTGCTGTTTAAGTAATTGATATTTTGCGTCAGCGGCAGCTACTCTTTCGTTATATAAATTTATTGCAGGCATGAAAAAAGACTCAACATCTGTTTGCATACGTAAAACATCTGCCTCTCCTTTTTGACGATAATAAGCTGCTTGCTTACTAAGAGGATCTGTACTAGTAGGTGTTTCTATTTTAGATATATAATCTTGTACAGCGCTTTGATCTATTTCTTTAGGTTTCTTAACTGTTGTAAAAGGATCAGTTTCAAAGATGGTATCTCTAAATAAATCACTTTGCATAAGGTTTTCGTCTAAACCTTCTTCTAAATTTTCTTCTTTTTCTTCGTTTTCTGCCATAATTTATATTTTATTTATTTGGATCCCAAATTCCACGTTGTTGAGCCCAATTTCCAATATTAGATCTAAGTTTAAACATGTCATCATCAAAGTGACCATATCCCATGCCACCTGGCATATAATGGCCACCTACAGCCCCAACCGCTTGTCCTAATCCACTCCAAGCATCTGATCTAGCTGTTGATCTAGCTTTATCAGCTGCTGATAATCTATCTAAACCTAATCCGTACATTTTTTCCATTCTCGCTTGTTCTTTTTCTACGACATATTTTTGTTGAGCTTGTCTTTTAGCTACATCAACATCAAACGCTCCTTTTCTTCTTTGTTGTTCACCCTTTAACGCTAACATTTGATTTTGTCTCACTTGCTGTGATATTGAAGCTGCCCCTTGTTGCGCTTGTCTAGCCCCTACATTAGCCATTGATTGTGCAAGTCCAGCTATACCAGAAGCGCCAGCGGCACCTCTTAATCCCTGCATTATATTAGCTTGTTGTTGTTGTTGTTGTTGTCTTAAATAATCCGCACTTTGAGTGTCTACAGTTAAATCTTCATACAAGTTTTCAGCATAGGGATTTTGTATTCCCTCTAATGGATTTGTAAACTTCATGTCCATATAAGCTTTTTTTGCTTCCGCCATTTCCGCTCTAGCCGCTCTTTGTTCACGTATTCTCTTTTTTCTACCAATTAAACTTCCAGCAGCTTTTATAATACCTGGGGCAGCTAAAGCGGCTATTTGCCACCATTTATGAGGTGAAGATTTTTTATAAAAAGGAGATTTATATCCCACTGGTTTCTTTGCCATATTATTATATTTTATCTATTTATAGTTACAGTTTTTGTCATTTATTTACTACTCATAGTTATTTCAGAGCCAATCATAAATAATTCTCGTTTTTCACTAGAGTTATTTGTTAGTGTTGCTTCTGCATAATATCCATTTAGACTAGCTATATTTTGATCAGAAGGTTTTTTAAACATAAAGAATAGCTCTTCAAAAGTAGACGGATCAATAATGGAAATATTATCTATAACACAATTTTTATTGTTACCTTTAAATATTCTTATTTTATCAAGATTAATACTGTTTTGAGTCCATTCGGCTGTACCTTTATTAGGGATTACACTAGTATCAATATTTACAGTAACATTGGCGTATCCAGTTCCATACGTATAAGGTCCTACGTTAGCTAAAATTATATCACCATTATTGCTAATAACATCCATTTCTATTTTATAAGTTTCGCCTTCGACAAAATTTGATGTTAAGCTTCCATCTAAAAAACCACCAGTTCCAGTATGTTCAGCTTGTTCGCCGTTAATCGTCCATCCGTCTCCTGTATCCCAACCTTGAAGTGAAATTTCTTTAACAGAAAAATTATCTATAATAGCCTCTACCGTACTATTATTACCTTCTTCAAATTTAATATAAATATTTGCATCTTGATCTGTATTAAACGTAGTTGTGTATGTGCCAGTTTCCACTGTAGTAAAATAATTTTGTTGCATGTTTGCACCACCTGTAACCTGAGCTTTAAATTCAAGTGCTCCTGATATGATTTCATAATCAAATGATATTTGATATTGAGAGTTAGGAGTTAAATTATCTATATTTTGGGTTGCGGCATTGTAATTACTACTAGTTGCGTTATCAAAATACATATAACCATTTCCATTTATATCTTGCTCCCAAATTATATCGCTAACAATACTATCCCAACCACTAAGATCAGTATCAAAAGTTCCATTAGTAGCCTCTTCATTACCTAAACTAATTTGAAAACTAGGATTAATTAGAAAATTACCACTACCAGTACTAAAAGGAGCGGCGTCAACTTGCACCCAATTGTCTCCAATATCAGTTATAGTGCCTGATGAAAAAAGAGGTGTTGTAGGGGCTTGATTGACAATATTTGAATACCATAATTCATCTCCAATCTGAACTGAAGTATTTATTTTATTTTTAAACATTATTTTATCTGCCATATCATGATGTTGTTTGTACTCCTGGAGTTATGAAATTATCTAAGTTTAAGTATACTGTTTGGTTGCTAGATGGATGAGAGTTTATAGTAATATTATTTGATAGTGTTATTGTGTTTGTAGATCCTTCAAATGTTAACACAATACCTTCTTTTGAAACTTGCGCAACTTGAACTATTATTTCTCCAGCTGATGCCGAAGCCGTTGCTGTACTACCATTTGTTCTATTTGTTTGTACTGTATTAGTAGAACTGTTTTCCCAATTATTACCACTAACAGTTACAAAACCGCCTCCAGATATCCCACGAGTACCATTTAATGGTATAGTTGTAGAGCCACTAACCGTTCCTCTAACTGTTTTTGTAAGAGCAGCTGATGTAGCTGAAGTTGTTGACGAGTTCCAAGCACTAAAATCTACACTTCCACCAATAGCGCTTGATATATCTGAAGAACCAAACGCTCGAAGTTTCATAGTTTCACCATTTTCAAAAGCAACATTACTAGAAAATGATATCGTTTTTGCTGAAGTATTTATATTAGTTATAGTAGTATCACTACTTGGAGCTGTTGTTCCTTTATGATAAACTAAAGTCATTCCTTCTACTATATTAGTTAAACTAGCTACCGTAACTGTACTATTACTAACTCCATCACCAGCTGGATTTGTAACTATAGCTAAATCTTTTTCAAAATACCAATCTGAATCTACTGGTTGTCTTATTAACCTTAATCCATATCCTTGAGCATCACTATCTGTATTTTTTACATCCCAATCTATATCTTTTATAATAACACTTGTTGATGTTGGACTTGCTGTTGAAGTTACATTAGCAGCGCCTGTTGATGAAAACGTTTGATAACTAGCAGCGTGACTAGTTGTAGCAGGGGATATTGTTAGTGTAGTATTACCTAATTGAGATATAGTTGTACTATATGAATTTTTTCCATATCCAAAATTTAACTCAGTACTGTTATATGCGCTAGTAGTAATTAATATAGTATATGTGTCTCCACTACCATTTGCTGGAAAGTTAATATTACTAACAAACGTATTAGAGTTCATTTTAACTTTAAGGTGTTTATCAGTAATAAAACCAGCGGAGAAAGTGTTGGTTTTAAAATTATAAAACTGCTGAGAAGAGTTAAATACTTGCATGTCAAATTCTGCACCTATCTCGCCAATTATTCTATATTGTTTAGAAGATGCTATTGCTGCTAAATTAGATTTATCAATTATAAATTCTTTAATATATTTCATAGTTATACGTTGTATATTATTGTATCTGCTGTCCCTATACCTTGAAAATTAAACGCGCTTGTATCTAAAGGCGCATTATTATCTCCTTTTATGTAATTAAACCATTTTCCTTCTTTTTCTATAAACCCTGTAACAGTTCCACTTTGTTGATCTGTAAATATACTACTACATACCCAATCTTCGTCACCATCATAATTTAATGTGTTAAAATTCTTAACAACAGAAGGAGATTCGTTAAATATAAATGTTATAGAAGAATCAGTTATACTATCACCATAAAAAATATTCCTGTTATTATTATCATGGTGTTTCCAACACTTACCCTCGTAAAAAGTATAATAATCACCTCCCATACTAACTCCTGATTCCTGTATAAATGATTTAAAACTAACCCATCCTTTTACATCTTCGCTATAAGTTACAGTTTGTGAATCAGTAACCCCATATGTTTTACTACCTCTATCAAATGTTAAATTATAATCGCTTTTACGCGTGTCATAACTACCTATAATATTAAAGTGATCTCTCTTAAACTCATCTTTAAACCAATCAGACATCCCAGCATTAGATATAGGTGTTAAACCATCCATTGACAATCTAAGTATAGCCCCTCTTTGTTTGTCTGTAAAATAAGCTCTATAACTATCTTTAGCAAATGATTCTGGATTTTTAGATATACCATAATCTCCTACAAAAGGATTAGCGTCTCCTAACACAGCATTTGTTGACACTAATTGTGGATTTCCATCTGCATTATATAAAGCGTTTTTATTAGCTGTTACCCCAACAATTCTATCTTCACAAAAAGCAATTAAACTTACTCTTCTTGAAAATAATTTTTGAATGCTACCGTAAGTAGGATTTAAATCTTTAGTAATTTTTTCAGCCATTATAAACTGATTTAAATCATTAATTCCAGATGTTGAATTATATAAACCTGAATATATTAAACCATTTTCTCTATGTTCCTCTTCATAAGGCCTATCTAATGTTGAACTTGCTCTTACACCGTTAGATATAGTCATAGAATTAAAATCGTCTCTAATTCTATCTGACTCAACACCGTTTCCAAACATAAAGCAATTATACCAATTAAGACCAACTTCTATATCGTTATCATTTGAAGCTGTTGGTGTAGAACTAACCATTTTAAATTTAGTTTTATATACTCCAGCAGTTTCAGATGGTGGTGTAGAATCTAATAACGTCGTAATATAACTACCATCATCATTAAAAAATCTTATTTTAGCATTACTATAATCAACTGGAGTTGATCCGTCGTCTTCGTAATAATTAAAACCAGGAGATAACGTAAACTCCGTTGCTTCAGCAGAATCATAACTGGTTAAAAATACATTTTCTAATATATTAATATCGCCTTGTCTTGCGCTTGGTAAGTCTAAAATTTCAACTCTATTACCTACTTGAGCAAAAAGTTCCCTTGTTTTTTTAGTTATATTAATAGGATATGCTTGACTAGCTTCATAATAAATGTCTAAATCAACATTGTCTTTAGGTTCTGTTTCCCATATGGCTGGTACTTGAGATACTTTACCAGCACTTAACTGCGCGTCTGGTTCTATAAATTCTATAGCATCATATGTTACAGAATTTATATTTACTCCATCAATAATAGGAAAATCAGAACTCAAGCTAGGATCTTCATCTAGTTCTAATATATAAACAAGTCTTCTATTGTTAGTTTCTCCAAAAGATTTTATTCTATTTTTTAATCTATCATGCCACATTTCATCTTCATGACCAGTACTGTCCCAGTTTGGAGCCTGACCTGTCGCGTCACATCTACTTGAATATCCTAAAGCGGCAAATTCAACAGCTTTACCACTAGGTCTAAGATTATTATTGCTAGTAGGATCAGAGTTATATGAAAATTTCCAATCAGTATGATTATATACTTTTTTAGTTTTTACACTTTTTATTTTGTATAATGTACCTGATGGATCCCCGTTAAATCTAAACTTCCTACCAGCTTTTAACTTATTTATAAAATCGGCTATTTTATTACCAGGGTCAGTTGGATAAGTTGGATCCCATTGTTTTTCATGCGCTTCTTGATACGCGGGATCATAACCGCTAATTGGAATACTACAATTATTACCATTTTGATCAACACTACTAAAATGTTGATGAGTTGTCCCAGAGCCATCCACCTTTTCCATAAGTATAGCGGTGGGATTAGTACCAGCACTATTATAAGGGCTACTTGGTCCACCACCAACTTTATATTCCGGGGACAGGTAATGAGCATATCCATATAGACTTTGATATAATGAGGTAAATACTCCCCCACCATATATACCTTGTAATTCCGCATGAAGATTATTAATATTTATAGGTTCGGTAAGATTACCATCGTGTAAATCTACACCTGGACCTAAAAAGGAAATATGTAAAAAATGTTTACCAATAGCCCCACCATAAACATCATCTAAATTATTATCAAAATTACTAGTTCTCCATCTTCTTAATCCGTTTTGACCAACGTGCATATCAGTAGTTGTAGTCATACCATCTAAACCATTTATCCTATTTGTGTTTGGTAAGGAAGCGCCGGAATTATTATGGTTAGCCCAAATCAAAAGATTATCTTCTTTTTCCCAACTCATAGCCGCTAAAGTAGTTGGATCTTGCCAATATGATCCAGCTGTGTCTCTATTAGATGGAACTTGTGATACGTCACAATGAAAATCTATATCGCTTATAACATTAGGTTCTCCACCATAAAAACCCATATGAGTACTTTCTCTAGCATATTGGCCGTGTTGAACTCCAGAAACATACATATTATCTATAAAGAATCTAGTACTACCATTAGTATCCATATAACTTTCTAAGTTCTTCCAAGCACTATGAGTCCAAGTAACATTTAACCCCTGTTCAAGAACTCCAGTAGTAGAATTAGTTGCTCCATGCGCGTCGAATGTTTGAAAACCATCAGACGGATACGTCCCATTATAAACTTGATTAAATAAACCACCGTTTTGTGTATCTGTTTCGTAATCTTTATTATCAGTTGTGTTATTTACATCTGTATGCCAATAAATATTTTGAGATGCATCAACTACATAATTTATTAGTTCACCCGCTGTTTCTGTAACTGTTAATTCACTTTTAATTAGACTACTAGCTAGTATTTTAACAAAAAATCTTCCAGAAAAAGATTCCATATCCTTCAGTATTTTTTTCTCAAATTTGACTGTTGTTTTATCATGAAAAGTTGTTCCCGAGGAAAAACACATCGCATCATCTACGTCAGTTATCGCCCTGTCTAATGATATCTTATAATTAGGACTTGAACCGGTAGGATCAAGAAGTTCAACTTGTGTTATTTTGTATTTTTCTGAATATTGTACATCATTAGCGCTGTTTGTTTTGAAGAAAGAATAGTATAGTCCTGAAAAAGTTTCTGATTGGTGATCTACTACTTCACCATCGATAAGTTTATTGCCACCAACAGTATTACTCCAAGTGTCTATTCTCATTTTAAAAGTATTATCCTTGGTGTTATTTTTGGATGGCATCCAAGCATTATCTTTAAATAAATTTGTGTTTAAATTAGTAGCGACATCGTCTTTACTAGCTTCTCCCATGTGAACAAACTTATATTTAATAGCATCAGGAGCTTCGTTTTTAACATCTAAAACTCTAAACTTATTATCTTCTGAAATTTGATTATCTGAATCTATCCTTCTTTTTAATATTATATAATCATCTTTAGATATTTTATTTCTTTCAGACGATGGAAATGATAACCACACGTGATCTTCTTTTTTCAATTCATCTATAGTTGGAGTATAAAGCGTATCCATAACTAAATTGTAATATTCACCAGAAGTTTCTTTAACATAAAACTTATAATATTCAGCCCAACCATCCCCTGGATGATTTGATTTAATACTAGTTTTTAATTGAAGCGGATAACTAGCTAATGGATTTACTAAATTTACATCATCGAAAGGTATTACTAAAGAAGAATTTGAAGATGTAAACACTGGAGTTTCTCTTCCATATTTATCTCCATATACTATACCTAACTGATAGTTTCTTTGGGATTTTACAGATGGTAAACCTCCTTCTCTTATATAAATATTATTATCTTCTGGTGTAGAAACTTGTGTTACAACCACATTGTCTATACTACCTTGAAAATTATCACTTTGTATCCAAAAGTAACCATTCCAACTCTCATTGTTACCACTATTATTAGTTGTAGTAAGAGTTTTTTGAAAACTTACATGATTAACCGAACCTGAACCTGTTGACCAACCAGTATTATCAACAGTGTGTTTTAAAAAAGCGCCTTTAGGTAATATACCCGAGTAACCATTATGAATTCTTACCCTAACAGTTCCTTGATCATAATCTTTTACATCAAAAGAAATTTCATAAGTTGTTCCCTCTGGTCCCCAACCACCAGAATTATCATAAATCATTTTATAAAGCGATATAACAGGATAACCAAATGAACCATAGGTCACCCAACCGTTTGTTTGATCCCACCAAACTTCTGGATCAGCAGTTTCATTGGGATCACCATATTGAAGCGTCCATGGAGATGAAGAATTATCAAAATCATAATTACTTATCAAGTTCCCATAAAGTTCAGGTTGAAATGTGGTTTCGTGAACGTTTCTTACTGTGTAATTAGATGATAGTTTAGGAAAAAAATTATCTGTATAATTTTGTGTATAATTACCATATATTAATCTATTACCACTTATTTCTTGAGCTTTAGCATTTTTAGGGACGTTATCCCAATGTCTTAATAATTGATTTTCAGGTAGTGCAGCGTATATATTTTCACTTTTAACAGTAAAACTACCTTTATAACTAGAACTAGGTGAATAACCAAGAGATTGCCAAGATGTATTAGAGCTATCGTTTGCTCTAAGAACTTCCATAACATAAATAACAGGAGAATCTTCTTGTTTGTATAAAAGATCTATTTGTACAACATCTTCTGGCATATCTGGAGATACAAAATCAAATAATTCTATTGAATCTATCATATTTATCATACCCACGTTATACGGTTCTTTATCAGTATAAGCACTTTTAGCGTCATGGGTTTCTCCTTCTTGATCTAAAGGATATTTAGAATTAAAGACTACTTTGGTAAATGGAGCATAAGTAGAGTATTCTCCATCAGCATATCTATATCTATAAGAAAATCTTGGGAATATTTTTTTGAATAGAGGATTTTTGTTTGAAGGATCTGCCGAGTTTATTTTATAATTTAATGGTTTTTTAGGGTTTTTACGTATAACAGTTATATGTTCCTCTGAAACGTCTACGTGCCCATGAAATACCGCTATACTACCTGTATCCCATGTACCACTAGAAAAAATAGTATCACTTAATGTAACTGTGTTGCCTGTGATATCTGTAACATAAATTAGATTTGGCGTAGCTGGATCATTTATAAAGTCCCAAATTCCTCCACCAGTTACCGTTAAAGTCATTAATTGATCTCCAACTTTTAAATCTCCAACACTATTAAAGGTTATTGTATCGCTATTACTACCACCACTAGTTGTTGTTAACTCTTCTGGGTTTTTAAACACTCTCTCTCCTCCAACAACTAATTGAGTATGTATTCCAAGACTACTTGAAGTTGGACCAAAATTAGAGCCCTGCTTACTTCTTTCTATATTTATTTTTTTAGGTTCACCTTTTCCATCTGTCCAGAATAAAAGATCACCTATAATATTAATACCAGTTATAATACTACCAACTTCAAAACCAAGAACACTATTATCTGTTGTTGTATCAACAAAAACTGGAGTAATATCACCATTTTCAGCATATTCTAATATCGCGCATCTACCACCATCTCTAGTGATAAAGTAATATAACGTATTCTTTTTTTCGTCTGCTATAGAACCCACACACTCCCAGCCACCACCAACAACTTCCGTATCACCTGATACTGAGTTTTCATTAAATAAAGTATTACCAAGTATATTTTGCACAGCCCCAATATCTGAGTCGTCAGAAGTAGATACTTGTACGTTTAAAGCATCTCTATATTGTCCATTTGGAATTATTCTCTCGTCAAGGTCTTTATTCATTTTACCTTGAGTAAAAGTATTTTTAATCTCTGGCATATATTAGTGTTTTATATGTTTCGATTTACCTCTCAATATTTGTGTTAATTCTTCTAATTTGAAATTAGATAATCTTAATTTAGCTTTTCTTGTAGCGGCGAATTTTTCTTTTTGATACCTTCTAACTATATATTCTGGAGTGTTTGCTCTTGTAGATAATATTGCATACATAATCCATTTGTACATTGCTTCTTCTGCAAATTTATGTACTTTCATTTCACTTTCAGTCCCTAAACTATCACTTATATAATCAAGTATAACATTTTTACCGCTAATGTTAGAACTAAAATGTATTAAACCGCTTAAATCATCTATATAGTAAGATCCATTTACTTGCGCATGTGAAGGCTCTAAACCATATCTTTCTCCCTGCCAAGTCCAATAAGTATCATCTCTATAATCATCATTATTATTCTCTGATGGAGTTGTTGATTTGTAATTACCCCACGTTGCAGACTCATCTTCTCTTTGTAGGTTACTAACCGCTTGATCACCGGTAACTAAAATACTATCAACGGTGTTTGTACTAGCAGTCGCAGCATTATCCGAAGCAGGTGAAAAATTACTAACAGTACTTGTAATAAATATATAAGCGTATTTATTACCATCACCATCTTCATCTATATTTGTTGTATCAATATTTGTTAGTGTTAAAGTCTCTTGACTGCCAGCATCAAAATCCATATAAGATGGGTTTCCATCACCATCTGTTAAATTAAATATTAACGGATCAAATGTCGCGCATTCATAATATCCATTAATGTCACTTGTTGCTAACGGGTTGGTAATATTAACATTAAATTTCACCCCAAACTCATTTGAATGGGTTGGTTCTAAAGAAGTAACACCTATTCTTACTACACCAGTTCCTTTCACTCCCGCGCTAGCAGCTGCGGAAGTAGCGGTTGCCTCTACGTCAATTGATGTATTACCTGTTAATAATATCTTTTGCCAAACAGAGTATATTCTAGCAGATGGTACACCGGTAAAACTTTTAGATCCATGAGTAAACGTTAATTTATTATTCGATATTTTCATATCATCAATTACTGGATTTCCATAAGGACCTTTTCTCACCCATTGATTAAGTGAAGTAGAAGAATCATTAGGTGGTAAATAACTATTAGTAAAATCATAATTAGTTAAAAATCCAGATGATACAGACACGTCAAAATCGTATCCACCATCATCTTGTTGTAACACAGGAAAAGGATTTGAAGTATGTCTAGTTGGATATAAAGGATGCTTTATACCAGCGTCATCACTCCAACTAATTTTAGTATAATTAACATAATCATGCGGAAGCATCATCGTGTTTGTTGCTGGTAATGTTATTTCTTGAGATTTTATAGATTTAAAAGTATCAAAAGATAATTCTGCTAAAGCTCTTTGCGCGTGAAATAAAACATCTGTTCTTCTAGCTTTACCAATTATTTTTTCTTCACCAACATAAGCTATTAAAAATTGATTCACAATATCTTCTAAAGATACAAATTGATAACTACCTAAGTTATCACTACCATAATATTGTGCTTGTGATATATTATCTAATAATCCCATTTATTTATGATTTTTCTTGTTGAATATTTTTATTGTCTTCTGCCCCTGCTATTTGATATAGTGCAGGATCTTTTAAAGTTATTCCGGCTAATCCTAATATTTTTATAACTAATCTAGTTTCTTCTGATTGATGTAATTCAAAATCAGTACTTGCAGCATCATTATATTGAAGAGCACCGCTTATATCGTAACCATTCCAGTTTACATCAACTGGCCTTCTAATAAAATTACATTGGGCGTTTTCACCAGGAAGAACACCATCAAAGTATATTTTACCATCTCTTCTCCAATAAACAGGTCGATTTGCGTTTGGTCTTAACAATGGAGATTGCTTAATTTTTTGATAATCTTCAAATCTTACCTCTCTTACTATTTTACCTTGATAACTCACGTCAGTAAGTTTATACCAAGAAAAGTGTACAACTTGTCCATTATTTCTATTTTGAGGTCCACTTTTAAAAATACTTATCTTTTCCTCAAGAGTATCTACCATATCAGAATACCGAGTGTCATTACCCGGTAGTCTTCTAAATTGGTTTAAGTCGTAAAAATATTGTTCAAATATATCCATTTGAACTTGGTTGGCATATAGATTAAATTCTTGAGGCGTTATATAACCTCTCTGTTCTTTATTAGCTAAAGCTAAAACTCTTTGATATACCGTGTCTACACTTACTGCCATATTTATTTATTTTTATAAGGAAAAACCTTATTTAATTTTTGTTTTCTTTTATTACAACCACAATCATCTCCTGCTATTTTATGAACAAACTTTTTTATACCAGTAGCAGTTGTTATTTTTTCTATTGTATCTCCTAAGCCTTTTGATTTATTTGATTTCATATTATTTAAATTGTAGTTACGATCGCCCCATAGGGCGACCGCTCTACAGTTTGATTAATTATTTAATCTTTTTTCTATACTTTTGAACACTTCCATACCTTCATCAGTTTTAAACCAATGTGCTAAGGCTGTATATGGATGTTCGTCGAATGGTATAGTCATTATCTTTCTGTCATTAGATCCCCATAAAAAGTCTCTTTGATTTCTAGATAATTTTAATACTCCTTCTTCAACCGCTCTAATACCAATGTTTCTTAGTGTTACATTATCATCATTTAGTAGTTCTAAGAATAAATTAGGATTTCTTCTTGCAAACAGTAATAAGTCACGTTTAAGTTCCTTAGAACTCATCTCTGATACTTTAGAGCCAACTTCTACACGCATAATAGCTTCAGCCATATCAATATCGATATTTCTAGCAGCTATAATAGCATCTGCTTCCAGTTCTAAAATATCTATTTGTTGCTCAGCTATTTCAGCAGGTTTGTGTTCGTAAAAAACCTGGTTTCTATGTGGGTGATACAACGAAAGTAGTTTTTGTAAAATTGTTTTTTCTTTTGGCACATATAAAGAACCAGATCGAAAAATAATATGAGACAATCTTTGTTGACCTTTCATTTCATCTACAAAAGGAGTTTGTTGATTTTCACAATACTTTAGTTCTCTTTCAAATCCTTTACTTTCATCAAACCAGTATATACCAGTTGATTTAATCATTTTTGATAATGGTTTTTTACCACCTTTTAAATAATATAATCTATCTTTAATTTCCCATTCAGATTTTTTTGGTTTTTTTGTTTCAACTACTGGAGTTTCAACAACAGGTACCTCTACCTCCTCTTTTTTTGTTTCTTGTTTTTTTGCCATAATATAATATATAATAAAATTAATAAAATAAAAGGCCGAGGCCGAAGCCCCGGTCTTTTAATATAATGAGTGCTTAGTTCATTAACATGAAGTTATTAGCACCTTGTGTAACTAAACATCTTTCAGATAACATGTGAATAGACATTGCATCTAAAGCAGATGTAGCAGCACCAACAGAACCAGTAACCCAAGTTTTCATTCTTCGGTCATCAGTTTGTGAAGCTCTATATCTAACATGTAAGAAAGGACGCTTCATACTCTGTCCAACAGTTTGATCATAAACTGAAGAAGTACCAGCAGGGATTATAACCCCTCTAATAGCACTAGCGCTGTTAGCAGAGTTAATACCACCTCTAGTAGCTTTATCATTTAGGTATCTAAAGTCAGACTTATAAAAATCATAAGATCCACGTCTGAAACCAGAGAAACCTAAATTAAGTGCCATATCTTCAGAGTTGTTAAATACTCCGTAAGAAGTACCACCAGCTCCATAAGAATTCATAGAAGCTAACATATCGTCAATAGCTAAAGATGTAGCTCTATTTACGAACATCATGTTTTCTTCAATAGCACCTTGATTATCAAATTCAGCTAAAATCGCATCGAATTCAGCTAAATCAGAACCACCACCAGTAATACCAGAAGTAACATTACCTCTAGTCTCAATAGCATCAAATAAACCTTGAGTACCAGTAGCTGTATCAGCAGTTAAATCGAAAGCGTCGTCAGTTAAGTCAGCCGCGGATACAACTGGATGACCAGTAGCACCAGCATTAGAACCACCTCCCATTTTCGCTTCTAACATTGACATTTCTAAGTAATCTGTAAATCTAGCTCTTGTATCAGCTTCGGCTTTTAAGTACCATAAGTAACCTGATCCTCCGTTTTCAGTTGAAATTTCAACCCAACCAATTCTAGATGCATCAGAACCTGATACTTCATAGTAATCTTTTAAGATAATTGGTTTATTCATGAACGACTTGAAAGACGGCTCGTTAGAACCTCTACGATCAGTAGCAGTACCATCGTTACCAACATTAGCATTAGTATTGTAGCTTCTACCTTTTTGGAATTCAGAACCATAAACTAATATAGTAACTGATTGACTAGCTGTTTCAGTAATACCAGCAGCGTTTAATGATGCAACTCCATAAGGAGCAACGTCGATTTCACCGGCAGTAACATTAGATTCAGCTACTAAAGCTTTAACAACCCCACTAGCACTAGCTATAATAACAGTATCATTTACTCTAATACCATCCTCACCGTCAGTAACAGCATTACCATCGATATCATGAGTAATTTCAATAATACCACCACTTACTAAACCACCAGCAGCGCTTGCTGATTTTACATTTCCTTTATAAGATAAGTGTAACCTACCTTGTTCAGACCATACAACTTGATCAGCTGTCATAGCCTCTTCAGCCCCAACTTGTGAAAGAAAACCAGATATAGTCCTAGGACCAAATACCTCAGCTTCTTTCTCCATTAAGTCTGGTACATATTGTTGAGCCCAACCTTGATTAGCGGTTGTAGCTAAGTCTAAATAACTAGATGCTGTCGCTTGTTTAGTAGGCGACGGCGTGCTATTTAGAACACTTCCTGCAGTAATTGCCATAATTTTAAATTTTTAATTATTTATTGTTTTTAATTTTAAATTTGAAATCATTAGAATTATCACCTAATACTCTTACTTTGATACCACCATCTTCTACACCAGTGTATTGTTGACGGGGATCCATATTTATATTTTTAGATTTAGCCATACTTTCTTTTAAAGCATCTGCTTTACCTTGCTCATAAAAATGATTTGCAATAGTATCAGGATTCATAGCTGTAAACATTGATTTGTGATAACCCTTAGCATCTTCCATTTCATTACTTTTATTCAAAAACTTTTTGACAAAATTATTAATGTCGCTTTGCGTTTCTTTTACATCACCAACATTTTTAACATTAAATCTAAATTTCTTTTCTCCAACATTATATTCAAAACCTTTGAACTCCTTGTTGAATAATTGATTTGTTTTGTTTAAAAATGTACGGTGTTGTTTTTCCGCTGTTTCTTGCTGTTCCTTTGATTCCTTGTTGTACCTGTTGAAGAAATCAATTGCCTTCTGTTGCTCACCCGTGAGCTTAGAACCATATTGAATATCTTCGTAATATTTAGACTTTGCACTGTCCAAGTGTTGCTTTGCTTGAGCAACTTGCTCCTTCAAAGCTAATTTCTTTCTTTTTATATCTCTTTCCTCATCTACATCTTCATCATAAGCAAAGTAATCTTCCATCATAAAATCTATTTCGTCTGAATCTAAATGTGGTTTAGTTTGCGTATAATATTCTTTTAACAATGTATGATTATCCATTTCAGAATAATCTTGATTAAGCTTTACGTAATCCTCTAAACCACCGCCAGTTTCCTCCATAAAATCTACTAATTTTTGGATATTTTCGGGAAGTGGTTTACCAGTTTCCATGTTATCTTTAATAGCTTCTTCTGCTTCAGTAGCGAGTTCTTCTTTTTTATCATCAACCTCTTCTACAACTTCTTCTAATACTGGCACCTCCTTTTTCTCTTCGGTGTTTTGCTCTTCAGAAGAAGCATCAACAATCTCTTCTATAGTTTCGCTTGGTTTCTCTTCACTTGTTTCTTGAGGTTTACTTAAATCAACCTTAGTTATAGTTTCTTTATCCATATCTATAGGTTTCATTTTCATTTTAGCTTGAACTTTTGTTACGTCACCTTTTGTTTCGTTTCCTTTAGGTTGTTGTTCTTTTTTTTCTTTTACTTTTAGTTTACCAATCTCATTATCAACGACTGGTTCTTCTTTTGCTTTTTTTGCCATAATATAATATTATATAATTAATAAAATTTGTTTATTTAGGTTCAAATGCGCCTAAATCAAAACCACCACTTACTATATCATTACCTGAAGACTCAAAGTTTTTAGGTGGTTTTTCGTTTTTTCTTTGATCAATTAACTCACTTTGTTGAGTTGCTTGTATTTTTGTTCTATTATCTTTTCTATCTTCTTTTTGTGTTTCTCTCTCTTTTAATGTTTGCATGTCTATTTGCCTTAACTGCATGTTATATTGAAACTCTTGCTCCATGAGTTGTGCTTTTATCTGCGCTTCTTGCTGGAGTTTTTGAGCATCCATCTGCGCTTTCATTTGCTCTAATTGAGCCTGCGCTTGAGAAACGGCTTGTTGTTTTTGTATTTCTAATTGTGCAGCCGCTTGTTGTGCTTGTATATTAGCTTCGTTTTGAGCCTGAATATTCTCTTGTTGAACTTGTTGATCTTTTTCTTGCTTTTTCTTTCTTCTAATTTTTAATAGTTGATTTGCTAATTTAACATTTTTAATTTCTCTAAGATCAATAGCATCTTCTAGATCAATACCTTGTTGCGCAACAGCTACTTGTATATTGTTTTCTAACATCATTTTCTCTTCTTCATCAGGTGCTAATTCTATAAATATACCAAAATCATATAAGTGTAGATTAGACATTTCTTCTAGCGTAGCAACATTATGAACACCTATAGCTTGTATAAACGCGTCCTTAGTTGGTGAATACTCTATAATGTCAGATATTCTTAAAGATAAACATTCAGCTGTTTCAGCTGTTAAATATAACCCAGCATTTAATATATGTCTTGTTGCTGTATTTGAATTAGCTGCTGCTAGCTTTTGAACACCTACTAATGCTTTAGCATCAGGCGTGCTACCATCTCTAGCTTCATTAAGACCGGTTACATCTCTTATCATTTGCAAATAATAGTTATAATTACCTATAAGAGCTTGCATTTTATTTCCACCTGAACCAGATTGTATTTCTTGAATAGGTACTTTACCTGGGTTCATATCACCTTCACTTGTAAAACTCCTACCAATAACAGATCCAGTTTGGAAAAACATATTTAAAGCTTCTTGTGGACTATAATTAGTTCCATTACCTAAATCTATTTCAGCTAAACCATCAGCGTCAAGATAAACACCGTCTGGTACCATACGTGACATAACTTGTTGTAACTTTAAATGAGTAAGTTGAATCATATCTGCAAAACCTGTAATACGTTTTACTAATGAATCAATTTTACCTTTGTACATTCTAGGTGCTACAATAGCATAATTTGTTTTTACTTTAGTAAAATCACTTTTAGGACGCATCATGTTTTTAGCCATTTCCCATTTAAGTAATTTATTAGTACCTAAAACTATAGCCCCATCATATAAACACTCTATGGATCTATGTAATCTCTCATATTCACCCTCTTTATCTTTTGGTGGATCAAATGTGTCTGGTTTTTTAATAGCTTTATCCCCACCATTACTAGTTTCTTTCATTTTATAAACCTCATTCATATAGGTTTTGTAATTAAAGTATAATACTTGAACAGAGTTATTATCTAATTCTTTAGAAGTACCAGAAACGTGGTGATGATTAGTTTTATATGTAGATTTATTTTTAATTATTTCATCTAAATCATCATGTTCTAAATGTGGAAATTGTTTTGCTAACTCGTTTACATGAACAGTTTTGACTTCTCCAACATAATATATGTCTTCAAAATAAGGAGATTCAGTATAAGAATAAACTAAATCAGCTGGATCAACATAATCTATAGTAACACCTTCTGATGTATTAAAGCCAGTTTTAACAGCGCCAATACCTAATACAGTTAAATCTCTATAAAATCTTTTTCTAATTAATTCATAGTTATTACCAGCCATTAAAACATTTATAGCTTGTTCTTCAGCTAATTCTACAGATTGTTTATAGGTTAACTGCATGTGAAGTTCTAACTCTTCTTCTGTTTCTGGTAAAGTATCAGGATCGTTTTCGTATAGATTTACACCAAAAGAATTTTGCACAAAATCATTCATTTCTTGTGTAGCCATATCTCCAAGTATAGACTCCATATACTCAGTTCTCTTTGCTACACCATAAGGATCTTGTGAATATGCTTTTACATCATAAGTTCTTTCCGCAATACCATTTACAACTATATCAACGAACTTAGATATGATTGGAACTGGAGTCCAATCTAAATTGAGATAAGATAAATCACCATTAATAGATAATTCATCTTTATATTTTTGAATTGATTGATTTCCACTAGCATATAATCTTAAATTATGAAAATTATTTTGGTTAATAACATATCTAGTATATCCTCTATCTTTGTGAAACCATTCAGATTCAATTGCTTTTGCAACTTTTAAACCATAGTCATAACTTAGTTTCTCAGCGTCACTAACAACTTGACTAGGAAAATGATTATTTACAACAGACTCTGCCATATTTATTGTTTAATTATTTTTGATATATTACCGCTTTGTCTATACTTAGCGATATTTATATTTAATTTTGGTTTTTCAATTTTTGCGTTTGGTGCATATAAATGTCTATTACAAGCCATTATAGCTAAACCGGAACTTATAGTCGCATCAAATTTTGTTCTTTTAGTTATGTCGAATCTACCCCAATCATTTAATGTTTCATTGAAATATATATTCCCATAATTTCCATCTCCTAAATGACCAACGTGATTTTGTATATACATCTCAATAGCCGCGGCATGCGCTTGCTTTATGTCTTCACTTGAATTTGGTATACCACCTATTTCTTTTTCCGCGATAGATAGTTTGTTCCACGTTTTATCTGGTCTATTCATAGAGTAACCTCTATACCCTCTTCTTCTTAAATAGTATAAAAGTCTAGGTTTATTATTCTCACATAATAATGGCATACCATAAAATACTAATGCCATTAACACGTCTTCAAAAAATATTTCAGCAGTTTGTGGTCTAGCTATATATTCTAAAAACATATGATTAGGTGGACAATCTTCCATGCTAAACTTAGTGAGACCGTGCAAAGCACCATTTGATCCTTTACCATCTACTGTTCCAGATATATCGTAACTATCACAACCAAAAGCACCCATATGTTCGTTAGCTGGATATTTTATACCTTTCTTCATTAGAATTTTATTCTGCATGTGTGAGGGCGGAAACCAACTAATTTTAAATCTTCCTTTTGGATCTGGGTAAAATATAACTTGTGTATCTTTAATTCCATTAACCCATTGAAAATTCCCTGTTGATACAACTGCAGAATTACCAATACCTTCGTTGTAATCTATTTGTTCGTATATTTTAACTAAGTTAAATATACTGTTTTTTGCTTCATCTCTAAACGCGTGCTCTTCAGTTCTTGGAAACTGCCTGTAAAACTCATTTAAACCGTCATGATCTGATTTTAAACCTTCAGCTTCATTGTTCCAATGTTCTATTATTCCTACATCTATTAATTCGCCGTCTGGGTCGAATACATCATCGCTAGGATTGTCAAATACTGGAAATCCGAACTCATCAATAAATCCTTCGTAGTTCCATTCCATTGGGATAAACAAAGAGTATAAACCAGATTTTGTCTGACCATTTCTATTTCTTTGAGTGACATCCGAGGCGTAATATAGTTTTTTGAAGTTGTCTCCACCTTTGTCTAATGCGTTTGATGTTGAGCCCATCATACACTTACCAACTATCCTACTACCTAATCGTAAGCATGTTTTTGTAACTCTCCAGTTGTTTAATATATTATCGGGTCTTTCCCATTTACCACTTTCATCATGAACTAATAGATTTAGTTTTTCTCCATCATAACTATTGTCTCCTGTGTTCTTCCAATCAATAGTAGTATCTAATCCTTCTAACTCCTCTAATTGTTCGTTTGATGTTATCTTTTTTCTAGTAAATTTACTAGCTGGTACTCTATACGCTAATTCTGTTTTAGGTCGATCCATACCATCTTGAATCGGTTTAAAAAAGAATGGATAGTTAACGCTAATTGGAACAACTTTGTCAGTAAACATCTTTTTAGCATCTGCACCTGTTTTGGAGAGTATTCCATATCTAGCATCACTTGATATAGTAGCTAAATTAACTGTTTCAGCTGATGACATGAAAGAGAATCCAGATCTACGGTTTTTTAGATAAGCCATACCATAACATCTTTTATCCGCTTTACATGCTTCCCAAAATATATAGAATAGTCTATTTGCTTCTCTATAATCTGGAGATCCAACATCAATTTTACTCCATTGTAAATACATATAGTGCGTACCGGTTATCCAGGTTGGTTTACCATTGTTCATAAACCAGAAACCCTCTTCTCGACGTTTAAATTCCTCGTCTATATAATCGTACCATTTTTCTTTACTGCTTTCCGGATAACCCCTCCAATCGAATATGTTTTTGATCCTTTGGAGCTCTTTAGGATATTCCTGCTTAACCCACTTATTCTTTGGATGTTTATATACTTCTTTAGGTGGTTTCGGTAGCGCTATAATTAAATTTTGTATCTCTATGATTTCGCCTATAACTCCATTATGAGACAATACAATTAAATCGTGTTCTTTATTATACCCGTATTTCCATTTCTTTCCGCGGTTCATACGGGTAACAGTAGTCCTTTTTATGGGCTCTACAGTTTTAACTAATGTTTGCTCGTACATTATTTTGATCTTCCTTCTGCAAATCCTTTAAAGACTCTTTCTTTTTTTTCTTCAGGTTCTTTACCCTCGATAATATTCTCTTCTTCTTGGATTCTATTGAGTATTTCAAAAGCGTCAAAAATGGCCAGTTTTTTGGTGGCAGCAGCGTTTTTAAGTCTGTCAGCTGTAATATCGTCTCCACTATCGACAATAGCTTCTTTTGCAACTTTAATAAGTTCATCAACAGCTTTGTGCCCAGCTTGGATTATACGCTTCTTCGTTTCCTTGATATTCATATTTAATTGTAATAAATTTAGTCATAACTCTATATAATCTTTTTCCATCGATAACGAACTCATAAGTAGAGAAAGGTGTAAAACCTACAAGATCTTCTTTTTTATAAGAACCATCAGTATATTTAACTATACCAATACACGCTTCTTCTTTATCGATACTTAAATGGTTTCTTTCTTTTATAGGTTGTATAAAACAATAGCCATTTAAAGGTTTCCATTCTTTATCTCTTTTATATAAAAATATTTGATCTTCTTTTATAATATAAGTATTTTCGTTGAAATAACTTCTACTATTCTTTTCGTTACCCCTAACATCATGCCAACGTCTAAAAACATTATGGTGTACAATTACTGTATCTCCAATTTTTATCTTTGTTTCAAAAGCTGTAGGAATAGATTTAACAATAGCTTCTCTATTTACAAATTGATGATTAAATATCTCTGTATTTAATATAAGATCTTTGTCACCAACTTTTGTCGTATTGTTATATCTATTTCCTTTTGGCTCTATAATAAAGTCAAAAGGTGCTTTCATTAATACTCTAAATTATATTCTATAGATACCGCCATGTTTTTATTAAAGTCTTTCCAAGGTAGAACATCTTTATTTTTTTTAATATATATAGAATATTTTTCATCTTCTTCTATTATATCACAAATAGTATGTCCACCATAAACTTCTTGACCAACTGCATAATGCATAGCGTTTTCCTTATAATCTTTACCTACGGTAATTTTTCTAATCAGTTTTGACATCTTCTTTTGAGTGATTTATAGTACCATCTTGGATATTAATATCAGCAGTTCCATATATCTTTACAAGTTCAGTTTGTAATTCACCTAGTTTTTCCTGTGATTGTGCTACGTGATGTAGAAGATTATGTTTTTTACTTTCAAAGCTACCAATTTCCAATTGCGCTCTATTAATCTCGTTAATTATAGATTGTACTTTATTTAATTCTTCATTTGTAATTTTAGAAGGTTTTTCCTTCTTTACTTCTTTAATTTTCTTAGTTGTATTTTTTGCCATTTTATTTAATTTAAGTTAATTTATTTGTTTTATTTCTCGAAATGTAATATTATTTTTATAGGATTTACATTATAAAGTTCATCTCCATCTGCTAAATCACCAGCTGTACCAGATCCATTTTGCGTAACAAAAGCGGCTAAATTAGCTGGAACCGTATAATTAGTTTCGCTTCTTGTTTCTTCACCATTAAATTTAAATGTTACCGCGCTAGCAGCAACAGTATCTATTTCACCTATAATTATATCATCCGCAGCGTGTATGACGTCTCCTGGAGCAAACACTAAATTAAGCGCTGTTCCCTCTACATCAGCGTCAACAAAACTACCCGTATTGTCTGCTATAGTTATAGCTCTACTTATTTCAGCCGCTGTACTAAAATCAAAACCTCCTGTGCTATCATTTACTATCATTCCAACATATAATTTATCATATCCAACGTTTGTTCCACTACCAGGCTCACATTCTAAAACCATATCTACACTATCAGAATCAGCGCCGCCTTGTGATGCGGAGGCGATTGAAACACCATTATCAAGTATATCAGCCATATAATCTTTTGCTATAAATGTGGTTTTACCAATTACGTTGTTATAATATCCAGTTCCATCTGCCGTAGCATTACTAGTACCCAAAGAACTAGGAGCCGTATTATTTATTGATTTTGCATATATTAAATCAAATGCAAACTCTTGCCCCGCATTACCATGTTTTTGTCGAAATATAGCTGTAGCACCTAATAATTTAGCCGCACCTCTAGGTATATCAACAGCGTGCCAATCAAATACTACATCTTGAGTAGTATAAACACCAGAATTAGCTGCTTGTTCACTAGCTTTTATTGTTGGTTTTACTATTGTGTTAAAATATCCCATATTTTTATTTTTTTACTTTTTCTAGTGATCTACCACCGAAATAGGCACCGATCACGGTTATTAATACTAGTTGTAATAAATCAACCCATGTATCTTTTACTTCAAACGTTAACATACCAGCATCAATAAATATCATTAATACTGTTGCTACAACTAGAAATATAAGAACCATAGGTCGTATATTTTTTGAAAGCCATGAATCTGAATTCATGTCAACTTTCCATCTTTCTGTTATTGTTTTCTCCATTTCTACTTCGTAGTTGGATACTAACTCTTTTATTTTTTGATTAGCTTCTAATTTTTCTTCTTCAGAAGTGTGTAAGCTATCTATAACTCCACCTACACCCTTTACTAAATCTTTTGCTCCTCCGCCCGTAAGCATTCCTAATATATTCATATTTTATTTTTTATACTATTGAGTGACCATTATTTGCATCATGTTCCCATGGAAAACCATCATCTCCAGCTTCTTTCCACTCTCCATCTACTAATATCATATCTTTACCATTTCTTGTTTCTCTAGGGTATTTTTCCCCATCATACATTACATAATCATCCGTATATCCTGTTTTACCTATTTTCATATCTGTAGCATGTACCATTTCATGGTTAATCACTTGTCTCATTTCAAGACTATTTGGATCTAACGATTTACTAACATATATGCTTCCATCCATATTAGCTTCACCTAAAATTCCAGGTGCTAATTTTTTTCTAATAACAGGTGTTCCAGGTACAGATAAATCTGCATCACCAGCTTCTTTATGAAATCTCATTTTACTTCTGATTTCACCACTAGTAATTTCTACTTTTTTTGCAGATCCTAATTTAAATCCCATGTTACTTTTTCTTTTTTCTTAGCCACTTTCTTCTTGGACCTTTTGTTATATTCGAACCTCCAGTAACTAAGTTTCTTGTTCTTTTTCTATTAAATATTTTATCAAAAGTTCTACCAAGCCAAGTACCTGGTTTATTTTTCATTTTATAAGCGGCTTTAACTTCTAAACCCCCACCTTTTTTACTTCCTCCTGGCATAATTATCTATTTTTGTCTTTTATCATATCATCTATAGCTTTATTATAAACTTTATCTGTATATGATTTATTATTAAAAAATATACTTCTTTCTGAAACCGGTAAATCTTCTTCACCTAGAAGTACTCTATATATTCTACTTATTAATTGAGAACATTTGAATGATGTTTTGAAAACAGAATACTTTATAGTAGTACGATTCCTATGTCTCCAAACTTCTATCCAACCTTCTCTTCTGAGTCTCTCCCAACGGTTCTTATCCCAACTCATAGTGTAAA